AACAGCCCGTAGCGCCCATAGAACCAAAACCGCTACATCACACATCCGTGATGCAAGTTTTGGCGATGACGTGGGAAGCCGCGCCCTTAAGGACGCGGTAGTTCACATAAGCAATTTACGTTTTAATATCAATATAACTAAGTTCGTGCGCGAGAACCATGTTCAAACCGACAGACATTGGTTAAAGTAAAAAGTCGTTATAAATAAGGTAGTCAACCAAAAACTATAAATAGTTTCTAGTACTTTTGTTGGTTAGTGATGTAATGTGACAAATATTAATATAATTTCTAATTATCGCAGAGCTAGACGAGATGCTATTCTAGCTGAAACGCGTGCAGATATGGAGCGGGCAAGGGTCATTGGGGAGAAAGCAGAAAAACTATATGAAGAAGCCATGCGTAGACGTTTCTGTCGGAGTTACGTATGACTTGTAAGGACACTAAATTATGTAGAGACTGCATTCATTACGAACCAGTGGTTGCTGATGTCGGGTGGGACCCAAAATGCGGTCGACTTCAGAAACGAGTATGCGACAAAATTTATGGCACTCTATATTATCCATCTAATAATTTGTTGAATTGTGAAAGTGAGCGACAAGAATCCAAGGATTTCTCCGAATGGATCTTCGGTGAGAGAAAAGATAAATGCGGCTCAGAAGGAAAGTACTGGAAACCAAAACCTTTAAATACCTAGTAATTAATCACTTTTTATGTTAGACTGGCTATTTGGAAATAAGAAATATAACCACTTAAATAATTCTATGAATAAACAACTAGAGATGCCTACTCAAGAAGATTCTATGGATTTACTTATTAGAAAAATAGTACCAGATGTATATTTAAAAACATGGCATAGAATAGGTGAAATAACCGAAGAAGATGCTACCTATAGCATTAATTTATCATATAAATTTAGTCACTATCAAAAGAATGAGCAGGTACATAAAAATTGCATCGAAATATGTAAATATCGTCGTATTGATATTAATTATAATTTACATCGTTCATGTTATTTATATCAGATATCTAAGTCAGAAGAGTGTCAATTTATTAATCAACATTTTGATCAAATTGTTAAATTTCTGTATGACTACGTTGATAAAAAGAAACGTCTCGAATTAGAAAAACTAGCGGAAGAAAAGGAATCTGTACGTTGTCAAGAAAAACTGTCTCAAAAAGTAGAGCAGTATATTAACCAAAACCTTTAAATACTTAATAACTTTACTTTATTTTGTTAACACAAAACTCATAGCTCAGATAGCCAAGTGGTTTACGGCGACGGACTGCTAATTCGTTGGCCTCTTTCAGGCCTCTCAGGTTCGAATCCTGATCTGAGCGTTCAAAAGCGTATCGGGATAATTAGGTAACATTGAATTTGGTATTGGTTGCGTTGACTATCACAAGATATCAATGCAATTGAATAAATTTCGCGATAATCCATTTCATTGTACTGGTTCGAATCCAGTCCGATACATTGGACACCAAAAGCTTTAAATACGTCCAAATTAAGTCCTATAATAGTGTTATGGTGTGACTTAATAAAATCGTACACCAATATCACGTATAGGAATTATATATTAAAACCAGTAAAAATAATCAAGGAGAATCTAATAATATGAGTAATAGTGCATGGGATGAAAAAATAACTGTAAAGGGTGCAGGACTAGCAGAAGGAACATACGATGTTGAGTTGAAGGACATTGTCCGAGAGAACATGGTCGTTCTGTTCAAGGAAGGCCTCAGGTCAATCAAGGAAGTCTCTAATAAAGAATATGCATCTTTGACTGCCGAACAGAAGGCTGTAATTGACTCACAAGTCGATGAATTCTGGCCAGCTAGGAAAGAAGGCGATGAACCCCGTATCAAGGCATCTTTCGTAGACCAGTACAGATTCGTGTTCACTGATCCGGCGTCCGGTACCGAAATGAAGCAAGGAGCCACATTCGCTGTCCAAAACTACAATGCAGCAAAACAACCGATCCCTGGAGCAGGGAAGTCTCTTACTGACTTCATTGTCCGGGCAACTGGTATTCCAGTAGCTGCTGGCGACGAATTTAAGCTCAGTGACTTCTTCAAGCCTGGCGATAAGTACGTCCTTAACATTGTCAAGGTCAAGAACTTCAGTCAGATTGACCCGACTTCTGTAATGAAAAAGGAATTGGCCAAGCCAATTGTCCGCGGCAAGGAAGCCCTATCTGATAGGGCCAAAACAATGCTAGAGTTCCTGAAGGCCAATTACAACGGCAAACCAAAGCGTGACATCGTTGACCTTTATGGTTCCGGCCAATTCGGATCTTACGCCGAGACAACTTCTGCATGGCAAGAGATCATGAAGAACGTCAAGTACACAACCGACGGAAAGACACTCGATTTCAGTGAGGCTTAGAGCTATAGCCTTACTTTTTATTGAGCATAATAATAATTTGCAAGGGAGGTAGAATAATGACTGATATAGTAATTGAACTTAATAATAAAGACATCGAAGATGCTAAAAATTTATTGTGTCGTGAAAGCGAGTCACTCCAGAACATGATAGTCAGAATTATAAAATCAGAAATTAATAATAAGAAACTTCGGAATGACCTGAGGAGGAAATAATGCCAGATAATAATATTAACAAGGAACTTATAATCGAAGGTTTACCAGCAGGAGAAGTAGCATATCCTCTACTGGTTTCTTTGTATGCCGACACAAAAATCGGAAAGACTTTTTTTGGGGCATCCTTTCCTAACGCAGTCATAATTGATTTTCCTCCAGCGAAACTTAGCTTCGGGAAAGCAGAAATTGACCAGATAGCACTAACCCGTAGCGTAGGTGAAGGATTCCGATCGTTATTTACGCCAGTTAGAAAGCCAGACAATACATTAGTCTGGAAGCCGAAAATCGATGGCTTTGATTACCATAGTCAGTATCATTTCCCAAAATCCTGGGAAGAATTTCAGACAGCAATCGAGAAAGCACGTTTTTATGCCGAAGATGTATCAGCTATTCCCAACGCTGGTAAAGTATGGGTCGTCCTAGACGATTCCTATAGATGGCGAGCCATGGAAATTATACATTATATTCAGGCAAATAAGAGAAAGTGGCCAAGCCAGCAAGAATTCGGTCTCATAACTCAAGCAATGGCTAGTCAAATTACTGCTATACAAAACTTTGCTAACGTACTCGTGATCCATAGAACCGTCAAGGAATTCGAAACCGGAAACAAGGTACCACTAATTTATCCCGCCAGCACCGATTTTAATTCTGACTGTAGCATAGAGTTGATTCATAGAAGTACTACTGATGGTCAGAAACATCAAGTAGCATTAATACATTCTACTGGTCATGATTTTGAGCCCCAAAATTCTGAATACCAAACAGAAGTTATTGATCCATCTCCAGAAAATGTTCTAGCCGCATCAAAAATACCCAGACCTTTTTGGTAAGTGTTTGATATGGGAAGTGCTGCGGGTAGAATTAAAAATAATAAAAGTCATCCTCTTAATAATAAAGAATGGTTATACGATCATTATATAGTGAAAGATCTTAGTCCAAAAGAAATTGCTATAATATGTAATGATAGTGCAGGCAATGTAAGATATTACATCAGAAAGTATGGCATATTAAAACCAAATAAACGCAAAGTGGGCTGGAGTAAAGGTCTAACCAAAGAAACTGATGAAAGAGTTGCTCGTATAGCTGAGAAGAATAAAGATAATCATTTTCAAAAAGGACGTATTCCCTGGAATAAAGGTCGTACGAAAGCAGATACTCCAAATTTAGGTAGTTATAAATGGTCAGAAGAACAAAAACAAAAATTCTCTTTTGACCGTTCTGGCGAAAAACATCCATTATATGGGAAACATCATAGCCCTGAAGCAATAGAAAAGATACGGCAAGCTTCTATAGGACGTTCTCGTATTGTAACAGAAGAACAAAAAATTGCTGCATCTAAAAGAAATAAAGAAATGTGGGAAACAACTGATATTAGAGAAAGAGTAAAAATAATATTAAATTCTCCGGAAATAAAAGCAAAAATGACTGGACCAAATAACCCACAATTCGGAAAACCTGCTTATCCAGGATCTGGTCACGGTAAAGGTGGTTATTATACAAAATATAATGGTTTAATAGTTTGGCTTCGATCTAGTTTTGAAATGCGTGTAGCAAATCTATTAGATTTATTACGCATAGAATGGGATTATGAAGGTATTGGTTATGACCTAGGTAATACAGGAACATATTTTCCTGATTTTTGGTTGCCCAAATATTCGTTATGGATAGAAGTAAAAGGATTTATGACTGACGTAGCGAAACACAAAATGCTTTTATTTCATGAATTATATCCAACTGAAAAACTTATAATATTATACGGAAGTGATATAACGGACATGGAAGAGTACACCGAAAATGGCATATTCATTGACATACCAAATTGTGGTATTTCGATTACAGATCAAGTACAGAAATGGAAACTAACTAGTGATACATTACGATAAGAAGAATATAAATGTCTGAAAAATTTCGGTTTATGTTAGAAAAATCTGAATATAAAGTCATAGAAGTAGAAGGTACTTTAACTGAAAATGGTATAGCCTATAACGAACCTTATATAACTATTATAGAAGATTTACAAAAAGATGGCTGGAGACTTACCAGAAATATTGAACGTGTTGAATTGTAAATTTATTTTTTTTTGAAGGGAGGTCCTACATGTACTTCAACTATATATGTTATCAGTGTGGCAAACAGACTAGCTCAGAAATACATCCAGTTAATATAACAGAATTTTATTGTCCTGGATGCGACGAACATATTGGCTGCTCAAATACGAAAATTATAAAATTGATCAATCCAAAGAGACTAAAACATTATACTATTTCAGTATCTCCAGAGGATATAATAATTCATAATAGAATAGGTCATGTACAACCTTTCTATTCGACCACGGGTGTAACTAGCTATTATGGTTCCGGGACAACAACCGATGTTATATACAGGTGATACGTATCACTATAACAGTTGATACTCGGGAAAAATTCACGTCAGCAATAAAAGATTTACTGTCCTCGTCCATAATTGGCAGCGACGTACCGGAGTTCATCTTTAAATGTCTGCCAATAGGAGATTACCTACTGGAAAATGAAGGACATACCTATTTAATCGAACGCAAGAACATATCCGATTTTGTAGGGTCCTATAGAGAACTTAAGTCAAGACTTGCCAGAATGCGCAAACTTGACTATGAACGAACCGGTCTCCTTCTAGAAGGTACTTATACAGTTTCTCAAGGCATGATTTGGCTTAGAGAAGGAAGTGAACTTAGAGCCCGCATGTCATATAAAACCATGTCAAATTTCCTAACCCATCAACAAGAACTAGGTACCCGGCTCTATCATACCATGAATTTGGAAGAAACAGTGTGGCGTCTCATTTACATTCATAACTATTTATTGAAGTTAGATGCTCCTACTCCGACAATTAAGGCCGGATCACCAATTGAATGGATTGCAGAACTTCCAGGCATCGGACCAAAAGCTTTATTAACCATGCAAAAAGAATTTAAAACGCCTTTGGAAGCCTTGCAGAACTTACCAAAGAAGTCAAGACAATTATTGGAGAAGTGGTGATATCATGAAAGTAAATGAATTGATCGCTGAATTGCAGACTTTTGATCCTGACCTTCAGGTAATTGTTGCTACTGAAGGGGTAAGTTGTGAAATACGTGATGTAGGATTATTTATAATCAATAATAAAACTCATGTATATATAGAAGGATAGGTATGAAATTATGAATATATTAAAGAGATGACTAACTTGAAATATTACTTCTGTGAATCATGTGGTAACTTAATCACAAGTGAACAAATAGACGATGAATTAAGCAATGGTGGTATGGGTTACTGCGATTGTCAATACATGCAAATGCAGTGGGATACTAAATCAAAAAGTTTTGAACCGGTATATCTAAGACATTATCCAGAATGGACAGAAATTCCAGGATCGATATATAGCGAATTACTGAAAGAATCTAATACTATATGCCGTCATTGGATGTTTAGTTCGATTCCGAAACAGGACAGGAGTATATGAAATTTATGAACCTTAATCCACAAGAATCCTTTTTCATAGTATGCAGTGACGAAACAAGCGAAAATCGTAATGAATATTTGATTAATAATATGTTTAAAGATATTGAAAAGGTTGTGAACAAATATGGCTACGATATTCAAACTTATGGTACTTATGATCAAGCAGTAAAGTTTTTCAGAAATCAGAAAACTATAAATGAAATTAAATTAGAAATGGAGTAAATTATGACCGTTCTAACCGGAACCCAAATTAGGGACCAAGGCATCGTAACCGAACTTATAGATCCATCAAAGCAGGTTCAGCCTTGTGGTATCGATTTAACAGTTGCTAGAATCGAAATGTATAAGGGCCGAGGCACTATAGATTTCGACAATTCTAAGCGATTGCTACCCAGACTGGAAGAAGCAGGTAAAATTCGTCAGAACTGGCAAAAGATAGATAAAGCCACTGAAAATTGGCAACTATCTCCTGGCTGCTACTTAATTACTTTCAATGAAGTGGTGTCAGTACCTTCCGACTGTATGGGCATTGCTAGACCTAGATCGAGCTTGCTCAGAATGGGTGTCACTATGGAAACATCAGTCTGGGACCCAGGATACAAAGGTCGTAGCCAGTGCATGCTAGTAGTGCATAACACTTCAGGTATCCAGATATTTCCAAATGCTAAGCTATTACAAATAGTATTCCTGAAATTAAATAAAGAAGCCGAGAAGTTATATTCCGGAATATATCAAAAGGAAGGGCTATGAAAGTATCTACATTTGATAACTTACCTTATTCTGTTTGGCCAGGAGATCAATAAATATGACCACTATCAATATATATCCAGACGGTAATCAAATGTGCGCCATTATAGGCGAAATGCCAGAAGAAATAGCCGTTGGCTTTGGAGATACCGCAATTGATGCAATAAAACAAATGCTCATCGAAATCGAAATACGTAACTATATTTGCAAACAATGTCTCCAAAAAGCAGATGAAATTTATGAACATAATCTCGAAACTCAATATGAGTGTCCTGATGGCCATAAATGGACTATAAAAATTTAGGTATAATAGTCATGAAAACTGAACAAGAAATTAAAGAAAAAATTAAGGAACTTGCAGAAGAAGGTTCTCTAGTTTCTTTTATCTGTGCAATGATGCTTTGTTGGGTATTAGACGTTAATGACGACAAGCTATCTGAATTCAGAAACAAAATGGTAGACGGACTAAAAATTATTTCTGACTACGTGACTTCCATGGAATAATAGTCATGAAAACTTTATTTTTTGAACGTAAATATAATACCAATATAACAGACTTCCAAACTACGGAAGACGTAGACAACTTTCTGGAACGTAAATTAGGTAGGAAACTTAGAGTAATCCATAAAGACACAAATATTTTATAGAGAACTTTTTATGAAATTTCGATGCTCTGGAACTAGTACCGGTACCATCAATGGCATTGGTATGAGTCTTGAGGTATTCTTTCAAGGATGCCGAAATAATTGTGTTAACTGTCAGAACCCAGATTTACAGTCCGAAACAGGCGGATATGACTACGAAACCGATACGATATTAAGTGAATTAACTAAATACTCATACTTTTATCGGTCCATAGTCTTTATGGGAGGAGAGCCATGTCAACAACCTCAGGCTTTATATAGTATAGCCAAACATAGTAATTTAATAAATATTTTATACACTGGCCTATATTTTAATGATATACCAGAGAATATAAAAGATGTCATGCATATTATAATAGACGGTCCTTATATAGAAAGTCTTAAATCCAATTTTCCAGCCAGCTCCAATCAAAAAGTATACGCCAATTGGTATAAAATAACCAATAAACAATTATATTCATTTATGCAATCTCATAACCTACAGGAGATTAATTATTATGCGAATAGATACAACACTCAGTGAAACATTTGACGAAATTTATAATAAACTGAATCAAAAAGAATATGGCAAAAAATTACTAGAAATAGATGGTATTTCCCGGCGCGCACTTGACGTCGGAGAAATGTCTCAATTATATTTCACGAATAACTTAGCAGATATCAGTATTGATGCAAACGCAAATGCAGATAGCGAAATATCTCCAAATAATTATGGGGCTGAAATCGTAAAGGGAATCCAAAAAATTTCTGGGTATTTCTTACTCCATCGATATGCAGAACGTCGATTTGGAATAGAACGCGCAAACCATCTAATCAAGTCGATTCTATTCGGTGATACATATTTTCATGATAGTTCAGGAACCGGCGTCCAACAGCCCTACTGCATGGCTGTTAGTACTCTAATGCTTATGTTCGAAGGTCGTCCTTACGGTCAACTTCATAGTATGGTCCCAAAACGAGCAGATAGTTTCATATCTCAATGCATAGAATTTGGAATGGATTGTAGTCAAGCATGGTGTGGTGCAATAGCCCTCTCAGATATCTTAATCAATTATGCTTGGTATGCTGAAAAAGAGCAATTATCTGATAGTCGAATTATCAATGACTTACAGAGAGCTGTCCATACCTACAATAATAATTTTAGAGTTGGTGGACAATCGCCATTCATTAATATATCAATATTTGACATGCCTAACTTAATAAAATTATTTAGTAATCATACTTATCCAGATGGTACCACACCAAATTTTGAATACGTGATGTACGTACAAAAACTATTCTGCTCCTGGTTTTCTAACGGAGATCCAGTTTCAGGTAGCCCATATCGTTTTCCAGTCGTTACAATCAATTTTCAGGTATCCGACGACCATAAAATAATTGATCAAGAATTCTTAGACTTTATTTCTGAAGTAAATTGTAAAACTGGATGCTTCAACATCTATGCTAATACTGGTAATAAAATTGCGTCTTGTTGCAGACTTTTGTCGGATCGTGCCCAATTACCCAGAACAGATAGTTTCGGAAACGGAGGTACAAATTTAGGTTCTCATAGAGTGGTCACCATAAATTTGCCCAGAATAGCAATAAAATCCAATAAAAATATTGCAAAATTTTATGAATTATTATTGCATCAATTAGAAGTATGTAGAGATTTATTACTCGTGCATCGTGAAGAAATATTACAAAGACGAATTAATCAAGGATTCCTAAAGTTTTATAAGCCGCTGAACTGGTTTTCAATCTCAAGAATGTTTAGCACTCTTGGTATAATCGGAGTCTATGAAATGTGCTACTTCATGGGACTAGATATCCAATCTAAAGACGGCTGTAACTTTGTTCGGGATGTTCTAATGTTCATTGAAAATTTTGCTCAGAAAACCAGCCGAGAAACTGGACATTCTTTTAACGTGGAAGAAATTCCTGGCGAATCAGTAGCAACTAAATTTGCGCAAAAAGACAAAGTACTTTTCGGTGCGGAAACTATTCCATTTGAACTTTATAGCAATCAATATATACCATTAATTGTTAATGCATCTCTACCCGAGCGCATAAAACTAACGGGTTTATTTCAAGATATACTCAGCGGTGGTGGCATTCTTCATCTCAATATTCAGGACAGAATTACGGATCCATCTGTCATGAAACATTTAGTTGAATATGCAGTCTCAAATAATTGCTCGCATCTAGCGGTAAACTACGGCTTCGGAGAATGCGAGAAAGGTCACGTCACTGTCTGTGGTAACTCTGATACATGCTCTATATGCAATAGCAGCATAACTTCTCATATGACTCGAATAGTCGGCTATTTCACGAAGACTTCATCATGGGGAAAGCAAAGACGTGAATATGAGTTCCCTCGTCGAGTATTTTCCTAACCAAAAACTTTTTATACGCTAAATTAGTCAACTTACTATGGGAGGTAGTGAATGCCAATATCAGACTTGACAGAAATTGAGAAAAACTATATACGAAACGAACGATCATTTAAGTGCAAGCCAGGAGACAGAGCCTACGTATTTAGAAAAGCAAATGATTACGAAAATGGGTGGAGATATCCTTGGATTGAAGAAATGGATGCCACTATAGGAAATACTGGAATAATATTATCCGCAGAAAATAATGGCTACGGAATATTAATAGATTTTGGATTTGATAAATTTTACTATCCATATACATGTCTAAACATTATCAGGTGAATTCATGGTAACCAAAGAAGAATATATAAGACATCAAAAGAAATTTGACGTTCGTATTGGAGACATCGTAACTGTATTCAGGAAACCATACAAGAATGAATGGCCACATCTATGGACACTAGAAATGGATGATGCTATTGGAAAGTCTGGTAAAGTTATAGATATCTCAGAAGACGGCATCCTAATAAAAATTCCGGGTGTATTAGGTTCCGAATACCAACAGCATGCCTGGTATTATCCATATACTTGCTTGGATATCATAAGGTAGGAGAGAGTGCGTCATGAAATTTCACAAGAAATATCCAAAGGCTAATTTACATCAAGAAGTTGAGCCATCGGTTGTCAAATTTAGACATCTCGAACCTTGCTGGAATTGCGGTGAACTGACTGAGTACCGTCAGATAGATTTCGATATGCCATTATGCAGTCATGAATGTGTGAAGGCTAAAACAAAGGAATTACAGAAAAGCGGAGGCCACGCATGTTAAGCACTGATGAAATTACTGGAAGCGGATTTACATTAATTGTTGACGATCAAACTACAGAAGAACGTAGCCAAGAGTCAATTGACAGCATGTTCCAAGAGATACGAGACGTATTAAACAATCACGGATTCGACATTTCAATAGTAGCTAACCAGGAAGACATAATGAGGCTACAGGGCCGTCTGCTCTTCAAGAAGATGTTCGACAAACTAGACAAACTATGCCAGGAGGAATAATTATAGAATTTTCTGTAGTAGTATGTAATGACACAAGAAACGAATGTCATATAATTGTCGAATCATCTTATAAATTAATGTTGCGAATATCTAGAAATATCCTGACTAGAATCGAAAAATGCCCGAAAAATAAATGGCATGCCGGAAATTTTCTTCATCACGGTACCGATTTTGAACCCTTACCTGATGTAGATATAGTTAAATTTCTGCACTACGTTAGTGAATCTAGGGAGGAATGTTTGTGCGAGGAAGAGCTTGCAAGAAGAAATGATAGGATGTATATTCAAGATGAAATTGATAGACTAACCAAGAAACTTAAATTATTATAAAATTAATTTATTAACGGAGGAATAAATGAATAAGTTACCGATCAACTTAGTATGTGAAACCTGTAAATTTTTTCATATTATTCATTCCCATAGTTATTATTGTTATTTTTGTATTCCTTGCGACCGATACGGAATATGTCAGACTTGTTGCGTTAAATGTCAAAGAAGTATCATGTATAATAACAAATCACGCTATTATAAAACTTACTGCGAAATAACGTCTTTTATAAAAGGATATTTATATCACCATGAAACACTTGCTCTTATATGTTGTTTAATGTCTGGTTTCCTTGTTGCAAGTACAATAATTATAATGAGCATATTACTTACGATACTTGCAGAAATATTATTAGGAGTCAATTAAAATGAGCATGTCAGATTTTACAAATGAAGAAATTTTACCTTGTCTAGAACTTAATCCAAAAACACACGAAGTAATATCAGTTAACCACC